ATCTCCTATCAAGCCCATTCTCTTCGCTTGAGAGGATGCTTTGGTAACCCTTGCCTCTGTTATGAATGTTTGGAACTGCTTCACTTATCTGTTGGTAAATTTCTTTACGGTTACGATGTATAAAACTCAGACCAGGTGTCTGCATTTGTTTATATTTATCATCACTCTCAGTAAACGCAATAAAGAACCGCATGAACTCTTTAATTTCTAGGTTCTGAAGTTGTTTTCTTCTTCTCTTGACAGTATATTCTACTATCATTGCATCAATAACTTCCTTCATCTCCCTGCTATCTTTATGAATGGTCCCATTCCTGGTAGTTCTTTCTTGCATGAGTGATACATTAGATATACAAAAGCATCCCACTTACCTCTAGCTGAGATCTCAGTATATAGTTTCAACCATTCTAAACCCCAGAGTTTAGATGTCAACCTATTACCTGCTGATCTAGCAGGGTCACTAGTAACCTGTCTACCCTCTTCATCTGCTTTACATGCAGCATCTAAAGCAGCAGACCACCCTGTCTTTGATGCAGTCATACCCTCACCATACACACCTGGCGATTTAAAGTTTATAGGTTGCCCACCAATAGTAGTACCAGATAAGTTATTATACAAACCTATCCAATATGCTTTTTGACCAGGTTGCCATATCTCACCTGGCTTTGGTATCTGTGGATGTTGGGTGGGACTAGGAACATTTTGTAAACCTAAACCAGTAACAAAATTTCTCAACTCATTGATTGCAGCCTTACCTAACTTAGCACCTGCACCCTCTGGTGTTCCTTCATGTTGTGGATTTTCTCTTGCTGCTTTTCCACCAAATGCTCTACCTTGTATCTTTATACTAATTGCTTTCCTACCATTACCACCATCATCATACATCTTCCATGATATTTCTTGATTTTCTCTCCATTGATTGTCCTGTGCATTCCACTGTAAATCACATGTTACTTCTTTAATCTTAAAATGATGTCTCATCTTCTCCTTTATTCTTGTAGTCTGAAGATCAGGACTCAATTCATAACCAGGTCTTTCTTTTGCATCTATAAACTTTAGAGATATTGGTAATAATTTATTGTTGTAAATATTCTCCACCATTATATCATTCAAGATACCTCTATTAGCAACCTTCTGCTCTTCCGTAGTAGGTCTAACAATCATTGCCTCACATGTTTGTTTTATAATAGACTCTTGTCCTCCCTGTACTCCAACTATATCCATTGGATTCCAGTTATCTAAAGTAGATACACCACACCTTTCAAGAGCAATTTGATTTAAATAACCCATCATACCATTACCCCTAGACCATACCCATCCACCTCTAGATACACCATAGGTAATCATATATTGTGATAATGCTTGTATCTGTTTATAGTAATTGTCTTTCCATGCTTTACTTGCTGTGGGATATATACCACCACTTTTACCAAAGGCTTTTCTTTCAAGCTCACTTTGTTGAAACTCACTCAGATTAGATCCAGACTGAAGAAAAGTTTCAAAAAATAATCTAGAAACATTCTCTTGCTTTTCAGTTGCTGCAGACACACTACTACCAGAACTTTCTGGTATTTATTTCCAATAGAGTACTATTGGATGTTCTTTAACATTGAGAGTATGTGGTTTAGGATCTTGATGTAGTATGGCAACTGAATGTGCTGTTGAAATTTTCATCCAAATAGGTTCATTCCATTTTCTACCCTGATCCATATAACCTTCACGATATGAATAGAATATAGGTGGTAAAGGTTTACGAATTATCTTTTCGTTATGATAAAAATCATCTGTACCATGATACTTAGCAACGTATCCTTTAGGGTCTTCCATCCACTTATCATATATCTTTTTATTATCCCTCCACACCATACAACTAGAGTTGAACAATGACTTAGTAGGGTTTGCCATCTGATATGTCTTACCTCTCCAATTAGATTTGATCAAACTAAAAGTATTTCTACGTGACCTATGTTCATGCAGCAATAGTTTTGTTATATCACCATGTATGATCACATCCAAATCAAAAAATATTTTTCTATCAAACCCCTCCAACTGTGGTGCATTGAACATCTTTATCTTACACCACACAGGCCACCAGTTATCCCAGTCACGTTCTTCCTTGTCATCCATATGGATACAAGGCATCTCAACCCCTGTTGGGTCATCAGTAAAACAAAAGAAAGGTGCGTCAGATTGTTTACGCACCATACGTTCCAGTTTGTTTACATACTCTGCATCAAACTTATCACCTATCTTTAGGCATGTAAAACAATAATTATCTATCACCTGATTTCCTGTTCTCTGAATAGTACTCTGCAAAATGTCCTTCAGGATATCTCTTTTCTAATTTCTTAATATTCATATCAGCAACTTCTTCAAAACTTATATTGAGTGCCATACATGCTTGAGCAACATACCATAACACATCACCAAGTTCTATCTTTAGATGCTCTAAGTTATCCTCATTAGCAGGTTTACCTTGGAAAATCATCTTCTTTACGATCTCCATAAACTCACCACCTTCAGCACTGATACCAACAGCAGCAGTCAATAATCTTTGTATTGCTACATCACCACCCAGTTCCTGTAGTCTATAAATGAAAGCATCAGAATCTTTAGACGCTGTACTTGTAACTGAGTTTACAAATTGTGTATACTTATCAAAACTTGAAGTCATTAAATTTTGCTTTGGATTCCTCAGATTTATTATACTCTACTATCTCTGTGTCGTCAACTATATCATCTTGTGCAGATTGTTCACAGTCATATAATCTCATCTTAGCACGATCAATACCTACAACAAATCTCTTATTCATAGTAGGATCATTGTATCTATTCTTCAACTGCTTGACCATTATTTGATTAAGTTTTTCCATATCTTCGGTGCTGACCAAAGCGAACATAAGATCAGCAGTAGCTGGAAGACCAAAGCTTTCTGAAGTGTCAGTAAGATTAGGGTCGCTACTAGTAAAGCCAGACCGTGTAGTTTGCGTTGCCGAGACAATTGGTACGCTTGTTTCAACTGCCAGTCCTCGAAGCTCTTCAGCAATTGCCTTGACATAAGAATAAGAATTTACGTTGACTGCACTCCTATACCTAGATGAAGCACAGATGTTTAGATAATCTACAAATATTATATCAGGTTCAAATGATTTCTTCAACTTAAGTTCTTGAAGTAAAGCACGGAAATGTCCACAGTGTGCTGATGCAGTAGGATACTCTTTGATGATTAGTTTACCAGATGTCTTTGCTGCAAGTCTATCAATCTTCTTAGTAAAAGAAGACTTAGGTATATCTGCTATCTCTTGTATATTGACATTAAGTAAATTAGCATCAATCCTCTCCGCAATCTTTTCCTCTGCCATTTCGAGAGTGATGTAGAGGACGTTTTTTCCTTGGAGCAAAGTTGAGCTTGCCACATGACACATGAATAAAGACTTTCCAACACCAGTGCCAGCGAGAGCAATGTTGAGAGTCTTATCCGATAAACCACCCGACGTAATTTTATTAAAGTATTCGAGATCAAACGGGGTTTTGTTTTCAACCCTATGGTAGTATGCGAACCTATCTTTCGAGTCATCTATGTAATCGTGTCCTACATGTTGATCAAATCCTACTGCTAAAGCATCAGAAAGAATAGATGGTATAGCATCAGGTTGTTTCTTATCATCTTGTCCATCAGCAATCTTGATAGACTCCATGAGTGCTAAGTAGATAGCACGTTCTTTACACCACTTCTCAGTAGTGTCAAGCATCCACTGTGCTTCAGACTCAACCTTATCTAGTGAAGATACAAGTTGATCAGACAAATTGAATTCATCCTGAGATAAATCAGTTCTCTTTTCCAATTCAATCTGAAGTACTTCCTTAGTAGGAAGACTATCATAGGCTTTGAGGAATGTTGATATCTCCTCAAAGACTACTCTATCAGTTTTTTCTTCAAAATACTCAGGTAGTACAAAAGGTAAAACCTTTCTACTGTACTCTTCACTGTGTATCAGATTCTTCAGGATTGTTAGAGGAACCCTCTCCATAACTAAACTCTTTGTGAGCAACCTCTTCTAGAGCCTGCATAATGTACTGATCAAAATATTTTTCAGGACTCTTATAAACTTCTTTGGCATAAACTTTTTTGCCATTGATTTCATAACGATTCCCGACCTTTTTTATTATACCATGCTTTTCAGCAAGATCCAATAAACCATAATACTTGTCGAGACCACGTTCATCATAATACAAACGTATCTCAACCTGCTTATTCTCTTTACTCAAACGTGACTTGACTGTCTTAGCTTTGATAATGTTTCCGATGACTTCTTTGCCATCTTTTTCTTTGCTCTTGCTGAGATAGATGATTGTACTCGCTGCATACTTGAGTCCAGAACCTCCCCCCATTTCTTTCGTTGGTACATAAGCTCCGATGACATCGTATGTATGATTTGTGACAATGAGGGGGACATTTGCTTGACCGAGTTTGAGTGTGAGCATTCTAAATGCACCCTTGACCAGTTGAGATTTAGTCATGTCACGAACTTGCTTATCATCAAGTGCGTCTCTAATCTCTTTCTCAGTGGAGAGCATTCCTAAAGAGTCTAGCACAAACATACATGGTTTGCGATCCTCTGTAGGTGTTTTCAAATACATATCAATTGCTTTCAGTGCTTTACCACGAAAATCTTCAATGGTAACTACTTCAACTATAGCAATTCGTTTAGTATCTATCCCACGAGACTCTAATAACTCTTTGTTAATAGCAGATTCAGTATCGAAGTACAGAGCATAAGCGTCAGGATTATTGTCCAAGAAATTCTTGACAACTGCGAGGGCAAAGTAAGTTTTACCAGTAGAGGTTTCACCAGCGATGGCAGTAATGCGATTGCTACTAACACCACCACTAAGGGAACCAGAAACCAATCCATTAAAGATAAGCGATCCCGTGTCGATATATGTTTCAATAGTTTCTTTATCGGCTGCCACTCTAGCATAGTCAGATCCAATCTCCTTTACTATCTCTTTCAAAAAATCCATTATTTTTTCTTGGGTGTGTGTCCATGTGCTATACCTAGCTCATGCATCTTAGCATGTTCGTCAATAGGATCTCGTAATTCTTTACCACCTTCACCAAAGGTAAGATACAATCCATACCCTACAACAAATAACAATACTAAGACTATGAAAATCACAAATCCATATTGAGGATTCACATGTCCATGAGGAATAATTGCTTCCTTACATTTAGTCCAAGTACCAGGTAAATGGTACACTGGTGGGCAAGCCGAAAAAATCATTTTAGATACTTGTTGATAACATCGATTTGGTCTTTGTACTTAGCAATAATGTTTAGTTCGTTTTCTATTGCTTCTGTTATATCAGAGTGCTCTCCAATACCAGCAGGGTTAGAAAGATAAACCTCCACGTTTGCTAAGTGTTTTTGTATATCCCCTTGAGCATGTGCCAAGAGTGCTTTGATAAGTTGTTCTCTCATTAGATTACCATACCATACTTTTCTCTAATTATCTTTTTGTAAGGACCACCAGGATTTTGATCCCTTACTTCCTTTACAATTTTTAATCTGTTATACAATGATGTGTCACCTCCAAGTGTGAGAGACTTGAGAATTGTAGCCAAGTCTTTATCGTTGATTGGTAAATCCATAGAAAATAGATAACGTTTACATTATAGCACTAAACAAAGAAAGATTCCAGAGTTGCTGTTTTTTCTACAGACCACCCTATTGAATCTAGTATAGCCTTCAATGGTTCAATGAAGGATTTTTCAAACTGCAAATCGTAATCGATATACTGTGACAGACCAAACTCTTTCGGGAACTCACTAATAAATGAGATCACATTCTCATGAATCGGATTAGGATTCTTGAGGTAACAGAACTTTATCTTTTCACCGTTGTTGATTACATTATATTTACCCTCCAAATTTTTCTGCTTTAAATAATGGTTGAATAATAATGATCCTCTAACATGCATAGGAGTACCCTTAGAATAGATTGTTAGTCTATTACTATACTTCTCAACATTGTTACATGTTCTAGGAAAAGCAATCTCAGCAGGATCCATGTTACGAAAATCAGATCTCATCTTCCTAATATATTTTTGAACGTTATCCTCAGACTCATTCATAATAATACTGATAGCATCTTTGATCATCTTCCTACATGGTGCAGGTGTAGATGACTTGACTGCCTCAATACCCATCATCTTTAGTTTAGGTTCAGCAAATCTAACTCCTTCTATATCCCAAGCATTCAACATATATCTTTTCTTAGCAGTCCAGATACCACGTTCAGCAATAGTCTCTCGCTTCATAAACATCTTCTGATCATAAGCATTTACGTATGTGGCCAACGCTTCATAAGAACTCGAAATATACTTTTCAAATTCCACTTCACAGATCTTATCAAGGAACGACACAATGCTCTCAACATTCTTCTCTCTATCCTTGAATATGACTTGAACCAAAGGACCAAGATGCAAGTAAATAGAATCGGTGTCAGATGCAATAACATAATCTTTGTTCTCCGTTTTTAGTACTTTGTTCATGTAGCGATTCATTCTATTCTCTATCCAACGAATAGAGAACTGACCACCAAGAGTAATAGCTTCGGCATTC